CTGTAATTCAGTGGGTGGTGGACCAGGCGGTTCGGGTGGCGGAGGTGACGGCGTTGATAATGGAGGCACTACAACAAATCGTGGTGGCGCTTTAACAAATCGTGAAGGTACTGCAAACACAGGTGGTGGAGGTGGTGGCGGTGATGAATCATGTGGTTCTCAAAATGTCACTAGAGGAGGCAACGGCGGATCTGGAGTTGTTATTCTTGCCGTCGATAGTGAATTAATTGGAACTAGAGTTGAAATAAGCACAGGATTAACATACACCGTAGATTCTACATCCAGGTCTAGCTACCATGTATATATCTTTACCGCGGGTACAGGAACTATAAGTTTTTAATATAAATAGTTTTAAATTTGGGGATAAACTATGACATCATTAAATAGAGACATTGCTAATTCAATCGGTATTGCCGTATCAAATGATACAATCACTGATACCGGTGAAGTTTCAGGTGGAGGCGGTGCCGAAAGTTATGCTACAACTGGTGATTTACCAACTGCTGGTAATGAAGTAGGTGATCAAGCTTTTGTTACTGGCAATGATAGACTCTATATCTGGAGCGGTGCCGGTTGGTATAATATTGCATTAATTAACAATACTCCAACTATTAATAGGATTTTAGATAGTGATAATGATTCTAATTGGACATCATTTGCATTAAATACTGACGGATCTGCTAGTACTATTACAATAGTTGCCACTGATCCTGAAGGATTTGATGTTACATATACAACTACAACTGATTCAGGATTTGATGGTTTAGCAACGGTTTCGGGAGATTCTTCAGTCTTTACTATTACACCATTATCTGAAGACTCGGCAACTGAAACAACTGGTACGATTACATTTAAAGCGTCTGATGGCGTTAATATTGCTAGTACAATCAGAACATTTACATTACAGTTTAGGACAGATTGGTCTTCATTTACTAAAGAGTTAATTGATGCGGATGATCTTTCTAACTTTGGACAAAATGGTACTAGTGATTACTTAGGATCTTCTGTTGAACTAGGAAGAACGACAGGTAATATTGCTTTAGTTGGTGAATATGGATATGATCAAGGATATGCGAGTTATGGTACTAATTACCTTTTAACTTATGATGGTGCTGCTTGGTCTTCACAAAGAATTAATCATGGCCTTTCAAATCATGAGTATAAATTTGGATCAGCTGCAAATGGAAATTTTATGTCTAAAGATGAACAACATTTTTGGATCTTTGGTCTAGATAACGGTAGCAATCCTTCTTCTAATTGTGGCAATATTCAATATTGGTATCTAAACAGCGGCACTTGGACCAAAGGCGTACGATATAATGGCTCAGCAAATAATATGATGCTTGGATCCAACTTATGGATGAATGATGATGGTACGCATATGGTTGCATCTGAACATGGTTACAACTCATTTGAAGGCAGAGTTAGACAATGGACAAGAAGCGGTACAACATGGACAGAACAATCTAATATTAGAGTTTCCGGCGCTAGTACATATGACTATTTTGCATATCAATTAGCAGTCTCTCCCAACTTTGATTATGCTACTGTCACATATGGTCCTAATGGTCATAGTACTCGACAATTTAAAAATTATAGCATAAGTGGGACCACATGGACTTTAGACAATACTCAAACAATGTCTCAAGCCGGTGTACCAACAAATAGATATATTCAGACTGATTCGTATGGAGCTTCTTTTAGAACAGACGAAAATTATACAACTTTAATTTGTCTTTTGCTTGATACTAGTAGTCCATACCATCGTCGAATTGGTGTTTTCCATAGAGATGCAACTAATAATACATGGGACTTTGCAACCGAATTAACTAGACAACAAACTGATCAACATTATTATAGAGCTGCCATTTCTCCAGATGGATTAGAAATTCTTCAAATACCAGCTACATGGCGACATGCAACAACTGGAACTATAGAAAGATATTCTCGAGATTCTGTCACTTCAACATCCTGGACTTATACAGCTATGACAGTCGATTTTGAACCCAGTGAAATATCTATGACTGCCGATAAAATATTAGTAGGCTCTCGAGATTATTCAAAAGCTAATAATTCAATGACTGGCTCTGGCGGAATTCAGTTTTTATACGCATAAGGATAAACTATGACGTCAAGAAATAAAGATATCGCCAAATCAATTGGTCAAGCAGTTGCAAATGATACAATCACTGAAACAGGTGAAATTTCAGGTGGAGGCGGTGTTACGACTTATGCTACAACTGGTGATTTACCAACTTCTGGTAATTCAGAAGGTGATCAGGCATTTGTTTCTGGTAACAATCGTCTGTATATTTGGAATGGATCAGGATGGTATAATATTGCATTAATTAATACTAATCCATCAATTGATAGCTTTACTCTTTCTGGTGGTGGAACTTATGATGGCACTTCACTGTTTTCATTAGACGATGCTAATTTAAGTAACAGTGTAATTACAATTGTTGCTACTGATCCGGAAGAATTACCAATTATATATAGCGCTACTGCTGATTCAGATTTTAATGGCTTAGCAACATTTAGTCAGGATTCTAGTGTATTTACTGTTACGCCTCTAAGTAAGGATTCTGCTACGACAACTTCTGGTACAATTACATTCACTGCTAGCGATGCTGTAAATATTGCTAGCAGTATTAGAACATTTTCACTTACATTTACTTCTAACAATCCAACATTTTTAACATTTGGTTCTGATGGAAGTATTAGAACGTTACAAGAAACAGAAACTGGAATGACAGCTGCGACACGTGGTACGAGAGTGACTGGCGGAACCGCTGGCACAACTAGCAGTGCTTATGGTGAAGTTTATAATGATCCGTATGATTTTCCTTCTGTAGATAGCGCAGATTATGCATGGGCTGTACCATGGGATTATTCGAATTATGGCGGACCGTCGACAAACTTTACTAATTCTACTTCTTCTGGTGATCGGAATTGGCAAAGAATACATGGAGGCAACGCTAGTGCAGCTGGAGATCCATTACAAAATTTAACATTGTGCCGCGGCTATGATATTAGCGCAAATGGTAGATATGCTGCAGTATCTGATGAAGATGGAAATGCAAAGAAAGTAATCATTGTAGATAGAAGAGGAATTAACGATGCAAGACATTGGCTTCCGAGTAATTCAAATTGTACAGAAGTTTTGACGATTCCTAAAAATCAAATAACTACAGAAGAACACCGACCTTCTTCTTTTGCAAATCCTCGATGGAATGCGGATGGAAGTAAGTTGTGGGGTGGCGACAATATGATTGTTGAAGTCGCCTTTGATACTGGCTATGAGTACGGCGTTGGTGCTAGTACTAGTAATTATACAGTTACACGATATCATGTTAATGATCAGGGGACAGGTGGTATTACTACAACATTTACTACTCTTGGATCAGCAAATAGTGCTACTGCCAATGTAACATATTCGTCTGCGCCACAGAACACCACTGGATATGGCTGCTGGTGTTTTAGCCATGATGGCACTAAGCTATTCGTTTTCTACACTCCCAGTTCTGCCACGGTGGCCTCAGTATATGAATATACGCTAGGAACAGCATATGATCTTTCAACTGCTTCTTATGTTACAAATGTAAAGGCCTTTTGGGACGTTAGTAGAAACGCACAGTCTAGCTCTCCTAGCTATCGATATGGTGAGGCCTGTGCTTGTGAATGGAGTGCATGTGGTTATATACTACATGTATTTTATGCAGATACTCCGCGGCACATTAGCTGGGTAACAGATGTTCCTTTTAGCATTGCAGATTTAAAAATTGAAGGACGCAGCAATACTCTTACTACTTGCACCGCGGCAAAAGTTAATCCATACAGTTTAGAAACTGTCTATATTACTTCCGGCGCAGGCACCGGTTCATCTTTTCAATATGAACCGTCCCCAATTTACAATGATGCATACTTAGCCGGATGGAATAGACCAACAGCATGGTCTAAAGCAACCGGTTTTAGTGCAACAATGAATGATAGAGTTGAGGAGTTTTGTTTTAATAGTGATGGCACAAGACTTTATTGGTGTAATAATACTTATGATACAGTGTATCAAGCGGACTTATCAACAGCATATGATCCAACAACTGCTTCAAATGTAGATGGTCCAACAGATTCAAATAGCACTAATTTAAATTCTATTAAAGTTGCTGGACCAAATGATGAGTATCTATATTGGGTAAGCGATGCTAGTAATGGTTATATTTACCGAATAACTATGTCAACGCCGGGTGATATTACAACGATTAATAATGGAGTTTTTGATTTTACTACAACTGATACAAATCAGTCATACTCATGTACTAAAGATCCGTATTCTATTCAGTTTAATGCAGACGGCACTAAGATGTTTTACAGTCAAAAAGGTGGAGCGGCTTACAATCTATATGAGGTTCCTCTTAGTACTGCATATGATTTAAGTAGTGCTGGTACAGAAACTGTGTATGATTTTAAAGATTTTACTGGAGCTGACAGTAATAGTTTATATCAATATGACAGGACTTCAGGTTCTGGCGATTGGTATCATACTACACAATGGACAATTCAAAATAGCAAATTCGAATTCTATAACAGTGGTCTTAATGCACATATTATGTCACAAGAAAATTATTTTACTAGTTATTGGTTAGAACTTAGTACCGCATATGATTTAAGCACAGCATCAATTATTAATCCAGAAACAATTAATAATTGGTATGCATGTCAAAATGTATATAGGGCGCGCAGCTTTACAGTGGATCCAGCTGGTTCTAAAATGATTTTAGGTGGGCTTCAAGGATTTAGAGTTATGGATTTTAAAAAGTATGATAATGGTGAATTTTCTAGAATTTTACCACAAGTATCCGGATAATATAAATAGTTTTAAATTTAGGAAAAAACTATGGCTAACCCCACTTCAAGAGATAGCTTGATTGAATACTGTAAGCGTAGACTTGGTGATCCTGTCATTGAGATTAACGTTGATGAGGATCAGTTGGAAGATCGTCTAGACGAAGCATTACAATACTATCAAGAATATCATTCAGATGCCACACTAAGAACTTATCTTAAGCATCAAATAACAGCTGATGATGTAACTAATCAATATATTACATTGGATGCTGATATTACTTTCATCTCGAGAATGTTTCCTATCACAAGCAACTTCTCGGCATCTAGAAATTTCTTTGACATTAAATATCAAATGATGCTTAATGATGTTGCCGATCTACAAAACTTTGCTGGCGATCTTGCATACTATGAGCAGATGCAGCAATACTTGTCGTTACTTGACATGACTTTAAATGGTACACCTCAAGTACAGTTTTCTAGAAAGCAAAATAGACTTTATATCTTCGGAGATTTTGAAGACGAAGACATCAAAGAAGATGATTATATTGTAGCTGAAGTTTATAAGATCATTAATCCTAACAGTCATACATCAATCTATAATGATATTTGGCTGAAAGAATATACTACTGCTTTAATTAAGCAGCAATGGGGTGCAAACTTAATTAAGTTTGAAGGTATGCAACTTCCAGGCGGTGTTATCTTAAATGGTAGACAAATTTATGATGATGCTACCGGTGAAATCGAAAGATTAAGGGAATCAATCAGGATGGAACACGAAATGCCTGCTGATTTCTTTATGGGCTGATATGGCAAGAAATGTTTATTTTTCTGATAAAGTCAGATCTGAACAGAACTTATACGACGATATCGTCATAGAATCTCTTAAGATTTATGGCCAAGATCTCTATTACCTTCCTCGTGACATTGTAAATAAAGATCCTGTCTTTGGCGAAGATGTTCCATCTCGCTTTAATTCATCTTACAAAATTGAAATGTACATCGAAAACATCGAAGGGTTTGATGGTGAAGGAGATTTATTTACACGATTTGGTGTAGAGATTCGTGATGAAGCAACCTTTATTGTGTCTCGTCGCAGATGGAATATGGTTATTGGAATGTTTGATAATGAAATTGAATCAGAAAGACCAAGAGAAGGTGATTTGATTTACTTACCAATGACTAATAAGTTATTTGAAATTAACCATGTTGAACACGAGCAGCCTTTCTATCAGTTAGCTAATCTTCCCGTATTTAAATTAAGAGCAACTCTCTTCGAATATAATGATGAGGATCTCGACACCGGAATTAGTGTCATTGATCAAATTGAAACAAAATATGCATACACGTATATTCTCACATTAGGTGCTAATGGAGTAATTACTGTCGGTGATATCGCTACACAAACACTAAGTGATGGTACAACTATTACTGGTGAAGTTGCCAAATATTCTGATTCAGATAACAAGTTACATCTAATTCATGTTGGCGCAAGTGATGGTGATTACCATACATTTGTAACAACTGAAACAATTAATGTAAGTGATTCGGATTATAGTGTAACTGCAGTAACAGAAGATAATAAGATTTCTAACAATGAACAGAACGATGCATTCCAAACTGATGCAGCTGGATTCTTAGACTTTAGTGAAAGTAATCCATTCGGAGATCCTAGTTAATGTTCGGCACACACTTCTATCATGAAAAAGTAAGAAAAAGTGTATCAGTATTTGGTTCGCTGTTTAATAACCTGTATGTGCTTCGCAAGGATGCCAGTAATAAAGTTATTAGTCAGGTTAAAGTACCACTTTCTTATGCACCTAAATCTAAATTTCTCGAGAGGTTAGCAGAGAATCCGGATTTAGATAATGATCAAAAGGTTGCTATTAAATTACCTCGTATGTCATTTGAAATTACTTCGATGATTTACGATCAGACAAGACAACTGACTAAGGTAAGTAACTTTAATACAATCGGGTCTGCCAATACAAATAGACAAAAGTTCTATTCGCCTGTTCCATATAATATTAGCTTTCAGTTAAACGTATATGCTAAAACACAGGATGATGCATTACAAATTGTAGAACAAATCTTACCTACATTTAACCCACAGTACACATTAACAATTAAGCCGTTTGGTACGGAATATCCTGACTTTAAAGAAGATATTCCAATTGTGATTCAAAGCGTATCTTTCAGCGATGATTTTGATGGCTCTTTAGAACAAAGAAGATCGATCATATATACATTAGACTT